AAGAATCCATGTCCATTTCTTTTTGCGGCCTTCCGTAATCATCCCAGTCACCACGGTTCTTTTTTGCCTGGATTCCCTCCATCTGACGACGTTTTATCTTATTGCGTTCCTGCTCTGCGACAGCACCAAGGACCTCAACCAGAACATTATTGATCATGTCCTGAATCCAGCCTTGATCCTTAAAGTCAAACAGTGTCGTCGGGACATCCAGTATTCTTACAATCACACCAGACTCTTTAAACCACTTCAGTTCCTCCTTCACTTCGTCCTTATTTCGTCCCAACCGATCAAGTTCTTTTATTATGACTTCGTCCCCACGTTTGACGCACGCCTTCAGCAATTGATACTGCGCACGATCAAAACTTTTTCCGCTAACTTTATCCGCAAATAACCGATCTGATTTTTTGTACGCAGACAAGGCAAGAATCTGCCGGTCAAGATTCTGGTCAACGCTCGAAACCCTGCAATAATGATAAATCATTTTTCAGCATCCTTCTTGTCAGAGTCACCGTTAATGATCAATTTCGTGTTGTCATTCAGTCTGCTTTTAATGACAATCTCACAATCCATCGCGTCGAGAAACTTCGCCAGAGTATCAGCCCTCATATCCTGAGAACCACGAAGACGCTCCGAAACACCTGAAGCTGTTGCGTATCCAAGCTTCTTTGCTAACACAGGCGTACTCATTCCACGCAGCTTCATTATCACCTCGACTGCTTCTTTCCCGGTCAATTCAATCCCTCCAATCATGATTCCGTGTCTCTTTTCAATCGCATTATATCACGATCATTAATTCGTGTCAACACCTTTTCGTGTTCTTTTTTATTTTTTCGGCGCTAAAAGGGGTAATAGTGGGGGGCCTGGTTGGCCGGATATCCCCCGCCGGTGGCCGGATCGCTGCCGGCTGGCGTGGCTGGCGTGGCATACAAAAAAGCGTACATTTTTAAACAGCAAAAAATAAACACGAAATAATGTAAATAAAGTATTGACATTCACACGAAAACGTGTATAATAATAGTAGAAACACGAAAACGTGTTAACAAATCAAATGGAGGGATAAAAAATGAAACGCTACACTCAAAAAGAATTGCGCGAAATGGTATCCACCGGAATGGCAAAAGACATCACACACGGCACGAACGAAACACGGCGCGAATTAATTACAAATGAAGAATACTATACACAAGTTGGCTATTCATCCGGCGTCTATGGTTGCAACGGCATGTTATTAAAAGGTCACAAGTCCGGCACGCTTTACGCGATCACGGCACGAACGACGGCGATTTACATTTTCGGTTGATATGTCGAAACGGTCCGAGAAGGGCCGTCTGTACAGGATGGCAACCTGTGCACCGATGAGACAAGCCGCGGTCAACGAATGGAGGGTTAAATACAATGTACGAAATGAAACAAGGCCAAAACGGGAAAAAGTTCGTAGAAAAGGAAAGCGTGCCGGCGATCTTCCACGCCACCGACGGCAATAGCAAAACTGGCAAGGCTGGCAACTACAATTTGTCCATTGAATACACTTGCAGTCACAAATGTGAATGCTATTCAAAAGGGAATTGCTACGCTTGCCACGGTTGCTATCAATTCGCAAGCAACCAGGCGCAATACACCGAAAATTATAACTACTACTTGCAAAACGACGCCGAAACGATAGCGCAAACAATAACGGATTATATCAAACAGAAAAAGCTTTCCCTTTTCCGTTATTTCACTTGTGGCGATATCCCTGGCGAAAAGTTTATGCATGTTATGGCGATCGCTGCCGTAAAAAATCCTAGCGTCAAATTTTGGACTTACACAAAAAAATACCACATTGTAAATGCTTTTGTAGACAAATACGGCAACGACGCAATTCCGGAAAACCTTGTTATTATCTTTTCGCACTGGTTAAACGACAACGGCGACTATTTTCCCATGAATAATAAATATAACTTTCCTACAAGCGAATTTATCCCGCTTGGAAAAGAAGAACTAACAAAAACAGTAACCCACATTTGCCCATGTTCGGATCCGACTGTAAACGTAACTTGCGCCACTTGTGACCACGCTTGCTATACTTTAAAACACGGGGAAAGCATGGCGCTGCTTGAACATTCCACGCAACGCACAAAAGAACGCGACAAAGCAATTAAAGCGGAAAAGGCCAAACATTGACGGCCACCAGGGAACGCGGCGCAAGCCGTTTTTCCTGCACTGTACAGCTTGTAACGGCTGTATAGTGCAGGGGAAACAAGCAAGCCCCAAACAAGCAAGGGAGGAAGGGAAAATACAATGCTATCATTTTTCAAGCGTGGCAGCGTGGCCACGTATAGAACGCCGTCCGGCGAATATTCCACGCTTTACAATGGCATGACATGCCAGCCGCATTTACTGATCGCCGGCGCGACTGGCAGCGGGAAAAGCGTTGTAATCAACGGGATAATACATACCATTCTCACATTGCACAGCCCTGCAAGCGCTCAGCTAATTTTGATTGACCCAAAGCGGGTTGAGCTGGCCATGTATAGGGATCTTCCACACGTTCTGCGCTATGCAAGCGAACCGGAAACAATGCGTTCTGCGCTCTATGCCGCCATAGAAGAAACGGAACGCCGATACAAGGCCATGCAGCGGGACCGTGTACGCAAGTACCAGGGATCGGACCTCTATGTGATCATTGACGAACTGGCCGACCTGATGACAACAGACAAGAAAAACGTTATGCCCGTTCTGCAGCGCTTGTGCCAGATCGGAAGGGCCGCAAAAGTGCACGTAATCGCCGCGACGCAATGCCCCCTTGCGGCCGTGATCCCGACGCCGATCAAAGTCAACTTCGACAGCCGCGTGGCCCTAAGGACCCGTTCTGCGCAGGACAGCCGGAACATTTTAGGCGTGACCGGATGCGAACTGCTGCCCCGATACGGTCAAGGCTATTACATGACGCCGGAAGGGAACAAACTGTACAACTTGCGCATGGTAGACGACGACAAACTGCAAGCCCTGGTGGACTACTGGACGGATCCGAGAAAATGCATGGCGTGATCCGTTCTGCACGACCTTAAGAGAGGATGAGAAACATGAAGCCCACAACCATTTCCGCGATGCTGGCCCTTCTTGACGCGGCGTTCTCGCATTCAAGGCAGGACGCCCTGTTTGGTCGGTCCTTCAGTTACTACGACGGCATGCGAACCATGGCACAGTTTGCAATCAACCAGGACACGGGCAGCGGATCCGGTCAGTATATCGCGATGGATGCCGACTGCAAGCATCACCTGTTCGACACGTTCGGGAACAAAATAGCTTGATCGGTCCGTTCTTCCCTATCCAGCCGCCCAACCAGGGCGGTTTTTTCGTGCCGTTCTGTGCCGTTAACACAAAAACCGATTTTAAGGCCCTTCTGAGCCGTTTTCGTTCTGGCCTATCAGCGCATAGTAGAGCGCGCAAAACGCTCTCATATCGCCTAAAAACAGCCTTAAAAGCAATTTGAACGGTTCTGGCCGCGTTCTGCGCGTACGGGACCGGGGTGAAAAAGAACAAAAGCAACCTGACACGATAAAATATATTATTTTTTATAAAATAGTACAATATGTACATAAATCTATCAGTATCTATCCCACGACATGGCCCGTTGCTTTTGATTTATTTCTGCCGGCGCCCGTAAAACCGTGTCTTTCCGCTTTCAGACAACAAACAAAAAGACGGCCAGCTTTGACCTGCTGACCGTTCTGGAGGCGTTCTGCCCCGTTTATGGTTCACTCGTTCGTGTCTGGATCCTCCGCGTCAACTATGCCCTGGAGATACTTCTTCCCGATCTCTTCAGGGGATTGTGTTTCGTATGGATTATTCGGTGTAACAACAACGTCCTGAGTGTCACGATACTGGAAGAAATTCTTCCCAAGGAAGATCCCGGTGGCCGGGTTGATCTTACCGTTCTGCATGTAATCAACCCATTGTTCTTCCAAAACTTCCACAGCTTTTTTGATTATTTGGGAGTGAGTTTCGCTTCTATACTCCCCTCTTTTCCACGAATTAAGCGTAGTGCGATCGATACCGAGCCAATTAGCCATACCGACGAGATTAGGTTTGCGGTCGTTTTCTGCGCAATGATAGAAATAGTCCTTGATGCGTTGTTCGACCTGTTTGGGGTCAGAAATATCGATGGGCGGCAGGTCCCATGATACCATAGCGAGTCGAAGGAAACGAGCGTTATCGCCCGGAAGCGCATTTTCTGCACCGTATTTAAGCGGATCAGGCCCAGGTTTTTTACGTATTTTCTGGACGGTTTCGATAATGTCGCCCGATTCTGCTGGGGTAGTGGTGGTTGTTTTTTTATCGTTCAAGGCTGTACCTCCTGTTCTGCGGTGGTTGTT